GGAAGCCTTCAGCCATTGGGTCAAGAACTGTTTCTTCCAGGCCGCTGCAGCTGCCAATGCCCGATACTGGCCCAAGGGCATGAACGTGTCAGTGGAGATACACGAATCATGGTGCCACATCACCCAGGATGGAGGCTATCATGACATGCATGTGCATCCCAACTCATCCTGGTCGGCCATCTATTATCTGGAAACCGGCGACACAGATGTGGCCACCAAAAATGGCGTGAACAGATTCTACAATCCCAACAACAGCATGTATCTGGATGCAGGCACGGCCTGGGTCACTGCCAATACCAGCATAGACATGGCTGCCGAAGCCGGCATGATGGTGGTGTTTCCTAGTTGGGTGCCACATTCCGCTGTGCAGTACCGCGGAGATCGTGATCGCATCGTGATAGCCGCTAACTGTCGAATCCAGCCAGCAAACATGACTTCGGTCGCTTTGAACATATGACCCAGCGGATCACCTGCCGTACACAGTTTGACATCACGGCCACTGGAGTACGCAGCAATTTCCATAGGAACCGCATTCCTTTTGACACAGCACAGGGTGATCGGATTGACACAGATCAGGCATGGAATCGTGCTCGAAATCAGCAACGCAACTGGGAAACCATCAATCAGGTCCTGAGCCTGCGAGCTCTGCCCACGGATATTACAGATCCTGTGATCATCGAACAGCAGGGCCTGAGATTGTGGCAGTTTGAATTTTCAGTGGAACAGCCCGGTGCCTTGGCCGCTGACGGCGATGCTGTGGGTGCTCTCAAACAGGACTGTGTGGGTGTGCCCATGATCACAGGCCTCACCGAAAATGCCGGTGTGGATGATGCATTGATCGTGGGCCGCAACATCACATTCACCTATTCAGAATAAATAACTTATCAAAAGGATCGGCCATGGCAGACACCACGGAAATTGAAAAAAAGAGCCTGGAAGCCCACGTGGAACTGTGTGCTGAACGCTATCGTTTCTTGGAGAACAAACTGGAAATGGTAGAAGGAAAAATACAGGATCTCAACACAGTGATCAGAGAAGTGCATGACATGGTGCAGAGCATGGCGGAAAAACGCACAGATCAGATCATGGCCTGGGGCTTGGGATTTATAGCCCTGCTGGTGGGCATGATCGGTTATCTCCTGGCCACCTACGTGATCAAATGAAAAAACACCAGGCCTTGGCCAGGCTACAGCAGTTGATAGAGCCCGAACTCCTGGCCCTAGAACGCAACATCATCATCCCCGATGGTGCAGGGTTTATAGTTTTTGGCTGCTATAGAATAGATCCCCAGCAAGGTCATTACCGTGTGAGCAAGCACGGTGATGATCGCGGAGAATTTTCTGCCGTGCCCACGGCTCTGAGTTGGTGCATAGCAGACAAATATCAACAACATCATCTCAGCACCGACATCATGAGACTGGAACAGCAAAAACTGCTGCTGATGGCGGACATACGTGCTCGATCCACGCTCAACGCTCGCATAAGATCTCAAGATCTGCGTGAAAGCGTGGAAGCCAAGATCGCCACACGGAGATCACGGTTGCAGCAGGTGGATGAGAGATTGACCAAATGCGTAAATCTGGCTAAATATTGGCAACAACGAGGATTCAACAATGAAACTGCAAGAACTGGACGCACGCCGTCCCACCGATCAAGTCGCTAAGACACTGGCCACGCACATGGGCAACCGTGTGAGTTTTGATACCTTGGGCGAAAGCCAGGCACGGCACATGCTGACCCGGGTCCGCGGACTACTGCGTGAATACAAATCCTCTGTGAGCCGTCATTTTTCCGAACGCAATCCTGACTATCTCAAACTGATCATGTTGGAACAGGCCCTGAATCACAGGCTCGCAGAGATGGATGCCCAGGCCATAGCTGTGGACATGAACGATCCCAAGACCCAGGCCATGATGAAAAAGGCCCAGAGTGGTCAGATTCTGAATCCCGAAGAAACAAAGACCATGGCTGCCATCGCTGCCATGAAGAAAGAATCTGCCAAGAAAAAACGCATGGTGTCTGAAAGCGAAGTTCAGCAGGCCCAGGTTGTGATGGCCGCACAAGACATGGTAGACAAATTGCAAGGCATGTTGGAAGATGTATCAGAAATGCAGTTCAAAGATCTACCTGCACTCACAGATGCCATCAAGAACGACACCGGAGTAGAACAGGCCACGCAGTTCCAAGCTGATGTCACTGCCGCACTGACCACGCTGTTGGCAGCACTCCAAGCAGGCAAAGCACAGGTAGAAGCCGCACAAGGTGTGCTCACAGGTCAAGCACCTGTGGTTCCTGGTGCCGACGCAGCAGCCATGCCGGCTGGTGATATGATGCCGGCCGCAGACCAATCTGCAGAAGTGGACGCGGATCTCAGCCTAGATGCCAATCTGCCTGCTGAAGAACCCGAAGCAGAAACACCTGCAGCCAGCCTGGGTCGTGAACGCAGATAATGCGTATCACTGAAGTCCAGACACCCTCAATCGATTCAGGCAAGTTAGCGGCCTTGGCCCAGTTCATGCTGGGCCGTGCCCAAGACACTAACGCCAAGAAAACCATTTCTATCCAGGCCTTCCTAAATCTCGCACATGGCATGGGCATCAGCCTCACCGCTGATCAACTGCGTACCATGGTACAACAACCTCCTTTGAACAATCTCATAGCCAATGTGGAGGGCGACGATGCCACGGGCACAGTGATCTTCCGTGGTGCAGAGGCTGTCACAGATACCATGACCGTGGATCAGGCCCGTGCCACTGTGGATTCAATGGCCAAAAGGGCTGCCAAAAAAGGCCTTTGACTTCGCTCTAAACTTGTAGTACAATACAGCATAAAGGAAAACAACTATGGCTTATTCAAATGCAGTCCTAGACCATTATGAAAATCCCAGAAACGTGGGATCATTTGACAAATCAGACACGGATGTTGGCACTGGCATGGTGGGTGCCCCCGCTTGCGGAGATGTGATGAAGCTCCAGATCAAGGTAGGAGATGATGGCATTATCACGGATGCTCGTTTTAAGACCTATGGCTGCGGATCGGCCATCGCCAGCTCAAGCCTTGTAACAGAGTGGGTCAAAGGAAAAACTCTTGAAGAGGCAACCACTATCCGGAACACTGATATCGCACAAGAGTTGGCTCTTCCTCCAGTGAAGATACACTGCTCGATCCTGGCCGAGGATGCGATAAAGGCTGCCATAGAAGACTATCGCAAAAAACATGATCTCAGTCACTGATATAGCAGCAGAAAAAATACATCATGCTATTGAACGTCGAGGTCGAGGCCTAGGTATCCGTGTGGGTGTTCGAACCACTGGCTGTTCTGGCCTGGCCTACACACTGGAGTATGTGGATCAAGAACAGGGACAGCAGCACTGTGTGGCCCATTATGATGACAAAGGTGTGAGGATCTATGTCAAGCCCGAACATCTGGTATATCTAGACGGCATGATCATTGACTATCAAAAACGTGGCCTCAATGAAGGGTTTGAGTTTATCAATCAAAATGAAAAGGATCGCTGCGGCTGCGGCGAATCATTCCGAGTTTGATCAATCAACGTTTTGATTATCATGTGATGAATCGTGTTACCGAGGATGGCCGACGATTATATGCTACCCCTGACGGCAAAAAACTTCCTTCGGTAACAACAATATTAGATCACACCAAACCTGAAGAAAGCCGCCGGGCCCTGAACGAATGGCGTAAACGAGTAGGCACAGAACGTGCCCAGGCCATAACCACGGAAGCAGCCAATCGTGGAACTCGCATGCACAGTTATCTCGAGCATTATGTAAAAACCGGAGAGATCAAGCCAGCCGGTACTAACCCCTATGCCTGGGCCAGCCATGTCATGGCCCAGACCGTGATAGACCAAGGGTTAAAAAATGTCACAGAGTTCTGGGGTGTAGAGATACCCTTGTACTTTCCTGGACTTTATGCTGGTACTTCAGATGGTGCTGGAATACATCTCGGCGAACAAGCCATCCTGGACTACAAGCAGACCAACAAGCCCAAGCGATCCGAATGGATCGACGATTATCGATTACAGCTGGTAGCCTATGCCTTGGCACACAATGAATTGTATGGTACCCGCATACGCAAAGGTGTGATCCTGATGTGTGTGCGACCCGAAACAGACGAGCAGTTCAACATCACAAAACCGCCAGAATATCAGGAATTCGTGCTGGAAGCCCAGGAGTTTGATCACTGGGAACAGCAGTGGTGGAAACGCCTGGAACTCTACTACTTGACCGCATAAATACCTGGAACATAGGTAAACTCACATGGCCATAGTACAAGTATCCCGGATTACAAACCGCAAAGGTCTCACTGAAAACCTGCCACAACTGGCAGGTGCAGAACTGGGCTGGTGCCTGGACAGCCGTAGACTGTTCATAGGCAATGGTACCCTGCAAGAGGGTGCACCTGTGATTGGCAACACCGAGATACTCACAGAATTTTCAGACATTACCACGCTGAGTAACTATACCTATGAAGATGGTGCTGTGGGCTATGTGGCACAGACTGGGCCCACGCCGTCAGATCCTGTGGTACGCACAGTACAGGCCAAACTGGACGACTTTGCTGACGTGCGAGACTTTGGTGCCGTAGGCAACGGAATCGCAGACGATACTGCAGCCATCAATCGTGCCCTTTACCAATTATACTGCCGTCA